TCCTTGGTGGTACTCAGCATACCAAGAGAGTCCAGACAGAGAAACAGAGGTTTACGGTCTGCTTCGTTTTGTATCAAATAACTATCCAGTACCTTCAGTGCTTGTGTGCGAAATTCCTGTACAGTTGTTACTGGGAATATCACCATACGCTTCGTATCAATACCACGATCAATCACCATCTGCTTTGTAATTGCAGATTCACTCTCAAAGTATATCACACCGGCATTCGGATCACTGTCTAGAAAGTTCTTTACAATACCCATAAGAAAATACGTCTTACCTGTGGCACTTTCCCCTGCAAGAGCTGTAATCTTATTCGCAGGCAGTCCACCATTCAAGTCTCCACTCAATAGACCATTCAGTATATACGAACCTGTATCAATAAACGTAGAGACATCTCCAGCCTCTACACCATCATCCACAATAGAGGCATACTCATTACCAACCTCTTTTACAATGTTTCTCAAAAAATCATTTGTCATTTGTTGCCCTTATCATTTTTACTTGCTCCCAAATCCACATAACTCCCATTGCAATGGCAAACCCTGTCAATAATCCAAATAAATAAAATTCAATTTCTATACTCATACTTTCTCCTTAGTTCAATACACTCAGTATAACAAATACACCCAGTTAAGTCAAGACCTTTTTGCCAGTTTTTAGGGGCCCCTTCTTACCATACACATGATACTCTATTAGTTTCTTTTCTATTTTTCTACGCTCTCTTGCATAGTATGCTTCCTTTTCCATATGATACTCACGCTTCTTAGTGAGAAGAAGAATGGGATTATCCTCATAGAGTATATCAATTTTATCAAGTTCAATGGGCATATAGAATTTCTCTCTGGATACTTATTGCATTTATAGATTACAAAAGAGTGCTCAGTTATAAGGGCCACCCTTTTATATATGAGTGAAAGGGAAAGGAATTGAACCTTTCGTTACCATCCTAGACTATGGCTGCCCCTACTGTCTAGAGTCGGGGGCATACACTCAACCAGACCTTTCATAATACTTAGAGAGAGGGACAACACGTAATCCCCACACGTTATATAACGAACTTTCACTGTGGGCCATCCAACCTTAATGACCCTCTCTCAATCACTCTCCCCTTTTTTCTACACATACTTCTACACATACTTATCGAAATTAGTCAAGAGAAAACTTTCAGTGTATCTAAGAGACTTGCAGTTGGTATCTAGTCGTAACGACTCCAGTAGTCTCATCCAGTAGTTTTCTCTTGGGCCCGAATCCTTATTCCTTCATTATCTTAATAGTACCACACTTATATACATTTGTCAAGAAGTATTTTTAGTCTCTGCGATATTCTGCACCATCTCCAATTTAAGTGAGGCAAGAGTTAGCTGAGTCATCATTCCATCGAGCTCTCTTAACTTATATGCTTCACCCAGTGGAACTGTTGTGTAGTTCGGTTTGTCATTCGCAACAAACCCTAACACAGCCAATCTGCAAGCTTGCACATCTTTATCATACTGAATTTTCAAATCATTTAGCATTTGTCTTTGTTTGGGCTTTGTAATTACATAGCTATTCATTATATTTCCTTTAACCTGTAAAGTGGATTAATTTATTTTTTTCAAGGTTCTCATTATAGGCATCACGATAGCTATCACAGTAGCTTAGATAGTCATCCATGTTGTCACTGAACTTCTTTCCAGTGGACTCCTCAAACATCATCATCATAGTAGTGGCACAGAGAGCCATCAGAGGGTTCTTAGCAGTACCTACATTAACAACTGGATTTAAATCTTTTGTATTCACTTAACTATCTCCTTAACCATTCTACATACACAATATAACACGTTGTCAAGGGTTTGTCAAGTACTTTTTTCATTTATTTTGAATTATTTTCAGTTATTCTGTTATATTCTGGGAGTAAGTGTTGGCGGAGCTGATAGACTGCAAACTTTAATCACAACAACTCTATGTTTATTTACGCCTTTTTTAATATACCCTTATTTTGGGTATTCATGGGATACTATGGGTTATTCTTCCGCTATATCGTATTCATCATACTCTAAATCTATCACTAATAGTGGAGATGTAGCTCTTGATGAGCATATTGTTAGTTGTGTATCATGGTCTATATCTGTGTCACTAAGCAGATCACGATGATCTACTGTTCCCTCTGTATAGGTAACAAGGCACTTACTACACATACCTACCTTACATGAAGAAGGATGATCTATTCCATTTTCATATAATACATCAAGTATACTTTTATTCTGAGGTACGGTGAAAGTCTTTCCTGTGCTTTGTATTCTTATCGTAAATTCTATGTCTTGCATGGTTTTATTTATTATGGAAAAGTGGTATTTGAGTATTCAATGTTTGTATGAGGTTTATGGGAAATAAATATACATACTATGTCAAAGTACTGGAGAAGAGAGTTGTCTGTGAAATATGCAAAAGAGCTGCATATTCTTTATAATCGTTTTATACGTATATTGGGAAAATTTAAACCGTTATTACCGTACCTACCGATAACACCGATAGAGAGGTTTGTCAAGGGAATAATGTTTGATTGTACTATGTGTGGGGATTGTGTATTGTCTTTCACTGGTATGTCATGTCCGATGAATTGTCCCAAGGATATACGTAATGGGCCGTGTGGTGGTGTTCGTAAAGACGGTGGATGTGAAGTGTATCATGATATGCCTTGTGTATGGGTTTTGGCAGCGAAAGGGGGGAAGAATATGGGAGTAGAGTGGAAGAAAGAAATACTTCCTATAATGAATCATGAAAATAGGAGTAAGTCCTCTTGGTTAAAGGAAATCGAGAAAAACTAGTGTAAAACTCTTTTTTCTTTATTCAAGTCCGAAAAATCACTCTGGCGTCTTATATGTGGTATAGATTCTGCAACAACATCCAGTAAATGGTTTATATCCTCATCACTTAATTGACTTAGATACAACTCTATAGTGGCTTTCATAAGCACTCCACCCATCATCAGAGGGTCTGAATACTCACTATGTTTTTTTAGTAGCCACTCTGTACACTCATTTGCAAAGCGATTCATGTCTTTATTCTCCATCCTATTGCCTCATATATTCATAGTCAATTTTATAAAAGTATTCTTTTTTATTTCCACAATGAGGACACCACATGACTTTTGGTTGCCATTTGTCTTTCTCCATCGCAATACTCCACCATAATTTACATTTTTCACAAGTATAATGATAAAGATATTCCATACTGTTCATATGTTTTCTCCTTGTTGTAGAATGTCTCCTTCAGAGCAACTAGCAGTATGAGCTTTATATTGCATTTCAACGAAGAATAAAAGTTGTGAACACTCAGTAATATTTTGTACACCATATATTTCTCTTGCATCCAGTGTTATATTATACCCATAAAACCATAATGTTATAAGAATTGTTGTCATACTTTCCACCCTTCACCAAAGTCTGTTTTATCAAATACCGCACTTGTAAACGTATCTTTCGTGTCTTCTGACTGATTGCTGTCCACAATGTTCTGCTCACTCATCTTAACGTCAAACAGTCTCATTTTTGCACGATCAATACCAATAACAAAGCGTTTGTTCATCGTTGGATCATTGTATCGATTCTTGAGTTGCTTGACTGCGATTTGATTGAGATCATCAAGTTCCTCATTAGATATGAGTGCAAACATGAAATCAGCAGTTGCTGGCAGGCCAAAGCTTTCAGACGTATCTTCAAGACCAATATCTGAAGATACGAAACCTGATCGAGTGGTTTGTGTTGCCGACATAATTGGTAGATTTGTCTCAACTGCCAAACCTCTAAGCTCCTCTGCAATCGACTTAATGTACATATAAGAGTTGACATTGGTTGCTCCTTTAAAGCGACTTGACGCACATATATTCAGATAATCAATAAAGATAATATCTGGTTTAAAGCTCTTCTTGATTGCAAGTTCCTTAATCAATCCCCTAAAGTGTGCAGAGTGAGCGGAAGCAGTCGGATACTCTTTTACAATCAACTTTCCACTGGTACTTTTAATAATCTTTTCTATTCGACTATCGAACATCTGCTTGGGAAGGTCATGCAAATCTTCCATAGAGATGTTCATAAGGTTTGCATCAATGCGTTCTGCGATACGTTCTTCTGCCATCTCCAATGTAATATAGAGAACATTCTTACCCTGAGACAGACAGTTTGCAGCCATGTGACACATGAACAAACTCTTTCCGACACCAGTTCCTGCCAATGCAATATTTAGTGTCTTTGGTGGTAGTCCACCCTTGGTTATTCGATTAAAGAACTCAAGATCAAAAGGAATCTTCTCTTCTATCGTGTGATAATACTCAAATCTGGAGTCTGCATCCAACAAATAATCATGACCAATGTTGTTATCAAAACCAACAGCCAAGGCATCAGTGAGAATGCTCGGAATAGCTCCTGCATCTCTATCTCTATCCTTTCCTTCAATAATTCCAATTCCTTCAACAATCGCATTGTATACCGCCTTATCTTTACAAAATTTCTCAGTTGTGTCTACAAGCCAGTCAAAGTCTACATCTGTAGATTTTAGTGTCTTGATGACCTCTACTACTTTACTATATTCCGCTTCATTTAAATCCTTACGATTTGATACCTCAATCTCCAGAGATGTTTGAGTTGGAATTTTATTATACTTATCGACAAAGTTACTAATTTCTTCAAAGACAGTTCTTTCTGTCTTGTCAGAGAAATAATCTTTCTTGATAAATGGTAGCACTTTACGTGCATACTCCTCGTTTGTCACAAGTTGTGTGAGCGCTGTTCGTTCAATCGTTGTATTCAAGATTGTCTGCCTCCAGTTGCTCGTCTAGTATTTCCACTAGAATATCTCCTATTGTGTTCTTAAAATCCTCTGATGATTCTAAATCTTCTTGATTATGACCACTGTGGTCTATGATATTGTACTTGAAGGATAGAGGCATATTGCCGTTATCATCCTCACTCTTAGCCACAGATACTTGACCATACTGATAGATGATACCTTTATAGTTACCATCCTTAATCATAACAGAGGCCCAATCCTCATCACCTTTTGATACAAACGTATAGTTTTTAGACATATAATCACTCTCCAAATATATTATCAATCATACATCATTGTGGTAGTTAAGTCAATACCCTTACTCATATTATTGTACTCTCATCAAAATTATTATAGGTTATTGCAGAAGTATAGGACTCTAATGTTAATTCCATGTCTGCATTTGTGTCTCCATCAATATCAAGCTGAAGAATTTTTGTATTACTATTCCATGTACCCTCACTTTTACCCCCTGTAAAAGACGGCACTATGTTAAGATTACTCGCAAGATTACTTATGTTGATTATATCATTTTCTCCATCAAAATCCTTAATGGTATCTCCACCACCAACTGGCGAATCATTTACATTTCGATATATGAACATATCTCTCCCACTTCCACCTGTAAGTGTATCTGCACCTTCTCCACCCTCTATTTTATCGTTACCAAACAATCCGAATATAGTGTCGTTACCCTCTAGACCTTCAAGAGTATCGTTGTTTGCCGTACCAGCGACAATATCGTTGTTATTTGTACCCTGTATGGTGTTATAACCATCTGTGATGAGTGAAGCTGCAAATTGTAGTATATTGGGTGCATATATATCTTTGAAATTGGGCATTGCACCACCAAGATAATAATCAAGTGGTATGGATGAATAGATAACGGCACCTTGACCATACCTGTACGCAAAATCAACAACCTCATCCTCATCACTGGTAGTCAACAATGCAAGAGAATCTTCTGGTAGTGTCTCTCTCTTGGTATACCCATGATTAGAACTATTTCCACCATCTATTGAAGTATCCGTAAGTAACCCACCTGGCCCTTCTCCAACCACTGTATTCTCATCGACTACATCTATTGCTCGACTGTTCGTAAACTTACGCACTATATCAGCTGGTTCCTCTCCGAATAGAATGTTCTCTGCATTGCCCACTTGTCGATCATGTATTACTAATATCATACCCTCGTCAACACGCTCCTTGATACGATCTACTGAATTGGTAAACTCACTACCATGAGAACTATTAGATGGATTGATTGCCCAGAGTATATCCACACTTGCAAGTTCTGTCTCTGAAAGAGTTGTCATCTTGACCGCAGTGTGGCCTGCGTCCTCTATGGGTGCAACTTGTTTTGAAAGTCCCTGACCATTTGACATAGAATAATAACCTATGCTCAAAGCTGCATTTATAGTAGCACCTGTACTACCAACTCCTAATAGATTTGGTTGTGGTTCTACAGTTTCCTCTTCAACTTCTTCTTGTATGTACTCAAATACTTTAGGTGCAGCTGCTCTAGCCATGGCCATAAACTTCGGTCTTTCTATAACTTCTGGTTCATTGTAAACTATAGCTACTACTGGATCATGAACCACTAAAATAGGTTGTTTTATAGGAGCAACAAATACAACGTCTGGTACAACTGGTGCAATAGGAATAGGTTTAGGTGCTTCCATAACAGGTTTTGGTTGTTCTATTACTGGTTCTGGTGCAACCTCTACGACCTGTTCTGGTTCTGGTGGTTTTTCCTCTACAACTTCTTGTTCTTGTGGTTTTTCCTCTTCTAGTGGGGCTTCCTCAAGTAATACTTCTTCTGGTGGTTTATCTCCTTCACCTTCTAGTATCTCTGGTTCACCTTCCTCTAGAAGTTCTTCACCTTCTATTGGGCCTTCTGGTGCAACTTCTTGAGGGGCATCACCTTCTGGTTCTCCACCTTCTTCATTGGGTTGTTCATCAGCTGCACCCTCTTCCGCATCAGCTGGTTTCTCTTGGTCTTGTGGTTTTTCCTCTGCTGGTTTCTCATCGACAACAAACTCCTTAAATGCCTCTTTTTGGACTTCAAATTCCTGTTTTGCAATTTCCACTACTTCCTTGATTTCCTCAACAACCTCTTTCGCAACCTCTACCTCTGCAACCGCTTCTTCTGCAACCTCTGCAAGTTTCTCTGCCTCTGCTATCGCCTCCTTATCTCCTGTTTCTTCTGCAATCTGTTTCGCCTCTTCTGCAGCCTCAATTGCCTCTTCTGCAGCAGTTTCTTTTTGTGTAACTTCCTGTTCTGCGGCCACTGCATCATTAGTCGCCTTGACCACCACTGTAGATGACAATGTTGTTAATGTCTTACCATAACTTTGTTGAATTTGTTGTTTGTCTAATACAACTGGTGGTGGGGGAGCTTGATTTGAACTGGTTAATTGTACCGTTGCACCCACTTGATTCAATACGACTGAACCACTTGAGTTAGTCATTACCAATTCACCAACAATTGGCTGACCGTCTTTACCCATCTCTGGCAGTAAAGATATACTGTTCTCAGTACCTTCTGCAGCTGCAACACCAGCAATCTTAGTACCACGTATACCAATAACGCCCACTGGTGTATTCAGTGACATACCTTCGGGGTCAGTCTTTGCAATTTCACCAGATATGAAAGAGAATACACCCTTAACCATATTGGCTGCAAACTTACCCTCTTGAGCATCAGAATCATAGATCATCTCATCAATACTCATCTCCCCATCTTCACCAAGAGAGAATACTGTTTGATCTATGAATGTAATACCAATAGAGCCATCTGCACCTGTAAGAATTGTGTCACCTTGAAAAATAGGATCATCCTTACTCAACAGTATCATTTTACCATCACGTAAAACGTGTACTGTGCCTTCTACCGTATCAACTCGACCTATCGCATCAGTCTCCGCAGCAGACACAACTTTAGACGCCAAGAACATCCATAGTCCAGCCGTTAGATTTTTTGCAATAAAATTTAAGTTTAGTCTTTTATCTCTGGTAGACAACATAACTCCCTATTTTTGATATGTTGTTCAGCAATTTCCTCTTTTGATTGTCCATCGTATTTGACTGCCAGATGTTCACGAATCATAATATCTCCAAGGGTCATTTGGCTATCTGTAAAACCATCGTATACTAGAAACTTTCCCAGAATACGACCAAATTTGCCTGTACTATCTTTCTCTGTTTGTAGTGTTTGTGTGCTTCCCACAGGAAGGTAATCCTTGACAAAGTTCTTTGCAATATTACCATATACTTTTTCAGTTAAATCTCTTGTTCTAGTTTCTGGCGTGTCAATACCAAGAACACGGATACGTTCTCCACGGTTCCATACTCCAAAACCCAAATCAATATCTACATCTACGGTATCGCCATCTACAACCCTCAGAATCGTGCATTTATATGTGTGCATCTTCGTTATTCTCCCAAATGGCATTTTCTCTCATGGGATTGGTGGGATCACGCCCCATCCATTCGCCCCATTCATGATAATAATGCCTCATACCCACTTCATCGTGAATAGTGTCGTTCTCTTTTCTTCCATGTAGAATATGACGATGTTCTGTGCCAGGAGCCATTGAGACTCCTTGACCTTGAATACCAATCAAATCTTCATGTAGATTACGTCCAAACGGCCCCCAAATTGTGTTATGATGTTTAATTCGTGTATTTCTCTCTTCTGGTGTATCACGTTTAAGTCCAAACCCACGAAACTCTATCATAACTTTGTTAGGCCCAAGTGGGGTAACAATGTCTGTACGTAATGCACTACCACGTAGATTAAAGTTCATGCCAGGAAATAGATCAACCATAAACCAGCTGTTAGGTGGAATATGAGGAAAAGATAATTCTGTTCTGTCAGCACTTGCATCGGCACCATCAAATTGATCATATTGTACTGTGAAACTACCCACGTTTACATGACCATTTGGAAATCCAATGTTTTTACGTGCAAAGTATTCTTCTGTAAATCCAGTAACACGATTAAAATAGTGCATATAGTCATGATAAAACTCACTGTTTGTATCATGCCACAACTTATAATTGCTTCCTATAATACCTTTATGGTAATGAAATACCTCAAGAGGCTCTTCATCTAAAGCAGACCCAATACAATCAAATGCACCAGCAGCCCATCCTTCAACATCTTGAGTTGGTTCTAGATTAAGTGTGACCCATACCATACCACCAAATTTAACTTCACAAGGTAGTTCTGGACAATTCCAATGATCAAAACCACCATCAGATGTTAAATTACCACTAACAGGCATTGATTGAAAGTTATGTTCAAATGCAATAACTCTTTCTTTATCTCGTATCATAGCTACTTTAGAACCAGCAATACTAGAAGTACGAAAGTCTAGATGATTTGGCAGTTCTGATTCATGACAGATAGGTATCCAGACTTTCTTAAAAATCTTTTCCTGTTCTTCATAGTGAATATCCCAATCACTATAAATGCGTGAATCTACGTAGTCTACTGTAGGTTTAGCTAACCACTGTGTATGTTTTCTTGCAGGCATCTATTTTTCTCCTTGCCAAAGTAATTTGTATCCTAATTCCTTAGTATCATCACAATACTTCATTAGGTTTGAGAATGCTTCTTTAAATGGTTTGTCTCTATGACTTTTCTCATGTGATTCAAAAGATTTCCAATAGGTAATTATTGCGATATGATTTCCTTCTCCACCATGACCACCTACAGTTCCTTCTTCTGAAATGAATCCTGCATAGTGAAAGACTTGCCCAGCAATAAAGTCTGGATATGTTTCTTTTACAAGAGAACACATTTCTGCAATGGCGAGCTCTACTTCATCAAACTCTACACCATATTTAAGTGTTGCGACATTATATAACATAACAGATTCATACGGTATGGTAATTGGCCCAAACATCAATCGTTCTCCCTGCAATACGGTATATTTAGGAAATTCCAAGAGTATGTGTCACAATTCATTTTCATAAGATTGTCTATAAGTTCTTTCTTCGTAAGACAGGGTTGCCATCCTAGAAATACTCTACCCCACTTACAATCTCTTTGGAGTGCCGATGAAGCTACATTTTCTGATAATGTTTTCCCAGTTTGTTGAGTAGAGATTAAGTCACCAGCAGCACTTGCAGCTGAAAGTTGCCAAGGTACTCCTACAAAAGAACAACTTATTATATTAAGGCATACTAGTGACACAACGATACAAATTTGGAGTTGATTCATGCTGTTCATAATCTTTATTAAGACCCACATTTAAGTTTTCATAATTTTTTATAACATATTTTTGACATGAGTTTTCTGTTTTAAATCTGAGGTTTGTTAGTATTTTCTCAGAAGTTTCTCCAGTGCTCATCGTGAGTAAAACTATGATAAACCATTCCATGCATTATATCCCAAAACTTTCACCGCAACCGCAACTACTCGTACTAGTAGGATTCTTAACTGCAAGATATGAGCCACCTAGCTCAGTTACATAATCTATTTCACTTCCCATAATATACATTTCAGCTAATGGGTCAACCACTAGCACTTCATCAATAGGATCAGACCATTTTACATCTGGATGGTCATTCATCAAACCCCAAACATATTCAAATCCAGAACACCCACCAGATTTAACGGCAAGAGATACTTTGTCACCATTCATGATGACACTTCTCATATATTTTTTTGCTTCGTCTGTTAATGTAATCATACTTTTATTTAGGAAATCTTATTCTAGCATTCACGCAAGACAAAATTCTTTTTATATTCGTACAGTTTTGCCATATCCTCTTGTTCACCCACCCTAACCATATATGACAAAATATTCGACCAGTATTGATAGGCCCAAGTAGACTTTTCACATCTACCTATGGCACTTTTTACACTACCTATACGTTTTAGCGTCAAGTCCTTCATTTTCCAATTCTTTCATTTTTGTTACAATTTTCATGAAAATAGAGAAGATTTTTTCCATCTTATCTGTCTCTGTAATCGCTGGAACACAAAGAGTCTTTGCTTCTTTATATTGTTCTGTAATAGAAATCCTTGCATCTAAACATTCCTTCATAGATGGCATTTCTACCTTATATGTACCCATTCCACCACTGAGGGCAGAAACGATTAACATTGCTTTCATCATGATAATAATTCCTCGTTTGTTGTTTCTAATACTACACTACTCTTGAAATAGTTATCAAAAGTCATAACCAAATTCTTGTAATCACCAGATTGCATTTCTTTGACAATCGGAGCAATTTCTTCCTCACTCATTCGTGAGTCTCGCATAATTCGTATTGCAAGACCGATGAGATTGTTTGCATTACCGTCTGGCCCATCCAGATTGACAACAGTTTCAAACTTCTCAATTCGTTTACGAATCATGATTTAACACCAACGACCAGCATCATCATCTATAAGTTTCATAGCAAAAGGAACCCAATCCTCTCCCCAATACTCTCTAACGCCACGTATCACACCACCTAAAGTGTCAATTGGCTCCATACCCTTTGATATGGTGTGCATATAATTAATATCGCCCCTAAAATAAGACTTTACAAAACACTCTACAGAATGTGCTACCAATCCTTTATAATATTCCGTATCCATCATTTTACAAGTTCCCATCCAGCCATCATGCACTCATACTTCTTTGCACCAACCAGAACATAGTCACCGACACTGGTAGACCGACAAGCAGGCTCAGGGCCCATGTAGTCGATACCTTCTTTACTAGTAAACCATGCTTCATTGATGGTGTTTGTTTTCATGAAGGCGTGTTCCAACTTCTTCGTGTCAGTCCACTCTTTCTCAACCTCGACAAACGCAACCAAGTGAGACTTTTCCTCATATGCTGAGTGGATAACCGAAACCTTCTCTTTAGGATTTTTTACATCATCCAAAGTGTCTAACAGAGCATCCAATTTTTTGTTCATTTTATTATCCTCAATATTATGGAAAGATTATTGCTATTAAAATTATAGGAAGAATTATAAGTACAGTAACGGCTGCGACCCATATTAGAAAATCAAGAAGCATAGTACGCCTCTTCTGTGTAATAACCAATAGGTGAACCATTTACACTAGGAGCAGAGTCAATCTCACTCTCATAGATGGTAGTAGTAGAACCATCGTCCCATTTCATAACAGCTGCTGTAGGGATTGTCACACCGTTTACTGATTTGATAATACCAGTAACTGTACCATTCCACATTTCAGTATAACCACCAAAATTACCAATAATTTTTGTTCCAACTTCAATCATAATTTTCTCTCTCTCTTGATTATATTACTAGTATACAGGATAAAATAAGGTTTGTCAACCTTTTTCTTTCATTATTTCGTATAATTCTGCAAGTTTTCCTTCCAGAGCATACGCCTGAGTTTCCCAAGGCTGACGGTCATAGGAAGTCTTATTGTAGTTCCTATATTTACCATCTTTACACTTCCACAACTGCTTGTATCCACCAACAAACTTGTCTTTCAAACGACCTGTAGCCATCTGCCAGACATGAATCATTTCATGACAAATGGTTTCGATAAGTTTATTCCGACCTTCAATCCGACCTAGCCGATGGTCAATTTGTACAATCAAGTCTTTCTCATCCTCACCCATATATGCAAATCCCATTGTACCATCTTCTAGAGTCTTGGTAAACTCCAAGTCGATGCACAATGTACGCATACGAGGCATGAGGATATCCATGCAGACCCACATAACGTCTTCTGCCAGTTCCCGATCTTTCTTCAGACCACCAGTTGCTTCGATATAGATCATGCGAATCCTTCTCTGATTATGTCTAATCTTACCATACCCAAGAGGATTTGTCAAGAAAAAAAATGACGTTAATCGTAAATTAACCTATTTGTGGTATACTATAAGAGAATCGGATAAGGAGTCTATATGCATTATAGAGTATGTATGTTATATGAATTGATATTTAATCTTGTGCTCAGAAGAGAGAAGATTGAGTGTGTAAACGAACCTAAGAAGATAGATATAAGAGTCTAGAAGCCTTTGGGGGCCTTTTTGATACCTCGTTCCTTCATCTGATTCATAACCCATTCTTTTGCGATAGGACTCTTCACCTTCTTTTTGAGGAGTCCTCGTATTTGTTTAAATACATCTTTGAAAACTTGAGGGTCTTTTGCGTCTGCATCGTTATTGTCTACTACAACAAAATTCTGTCTGAAGTGCTGACTGAACTTTCCTATGTTGGATTGGACATCTTTCCACGATCTAACAGCAATACTCTCTGGCACAGACCTACTTCGTTTTGCATTACGTTCTAAAGCAACATCAAGAGAGGTATTGACAAAGATCATATGCGTATCATAACCTAGTTGTCTTAGTTGAATAGACTGCTTTGCAATCTTGTCATAGTCTTTACCAGTGCCATCAATGATAAGTCCTAATCTACCTCCAACATAACCCTCTTCACGAGCACTTGTTACTTTCTTTGCCCTTGCACGTTCTATATCTCTTGGTTCTTCTTCTGAAGCAGGCATCTTTCTAGACAAACCAGCCTGTTTCAGATAACGCTCAAATGCATCATCTGAGTTGACTATCTGTAATCCTGTTCCACCAGTAGTTTTCCTGACAACGAATGACTTCCCGCTGCCAGGGCCACCAGCTAGAAAGAACGCTTTAAATATATTGGGATCGTTGAGTCCCTCTTGCAAATTTTGGAATGTTTTCATAATTTCCTCTTGATGTATCTTTTTTATACCCTGCTAATTCTATTACATATTTATCATTATCTGAAAGTTGTTCTATAGTCCTACGTTCCTGTCTCTGAAAGTTCATCTTCTTAATTCTGTTCTTCATCTTAATTGACATTGGTTGTTCCTTTCTAAGTTCAGATCAATTTTATTGGGCATTTGTTTTTTTTGATACATTCTCCTTTATTTAAATATGAGGATAAAAGGTTTCTTTGTCCTTATAGACTAAAGCTTTTTTCTCTGGTTTTGGTTCAAACAAGTCTTTTGGCCCATCTAGTTCTTTAGCCAGAGAGTCCTTTACGAGTGTTATTAATGATTTGTGTTTTTTGTCAGTAAAACTAAATTCATGCTTAATTCTTTTTATAAGAAAAGCTCCCTGATAAAACCTGTCGTTTTTAGGATTATCAGGAGTTTTAAAACCAGAAACATGGGGTATATCTAATATCACAACATCTCCAGCATTAATAGATGTATTACCGTGTGTAACTATATTTAGTAAAAGACCTTTCTCTAACTGATTCATTGTAGAAGCTCTTTCCTGTATTGAGTTCTGTGGATCAGGAGCTGCATAAGGTTCTGTACCGTCTACAGTTGTATTATTTGTATCTGTTTCACCCTGCGAAATTGATGTTAGATATGTTCTGCTTGGAAAGTCAGAGCTTCTAGAACCGTCCTTCTCTATCGTTACATCACTGAAAATGGGAAATTGTTTTTTGTCATGATAACTTGTGATATGTCTTTCTTTACTAAAATTATCAAAATAATTGTATTGATGTTCAGTGAATGATTTACTGTAGATATTGTGAACAATAAGTTTTGAGCCATAAACTCCTGTAGTAAAATTAAATAGACTATTACTATTATCTACAATTTCATAGTCAATGATGTTGCCCAGTTGTGTCTCAATATTAACAATTCCTTTGTCTACCTGACTGCCAGGCACGTAGGTTGTGTATGTTTGAGCAATAGGTTGAGCATACATACTTGCTAAAGTTCTAAAATTATAACCCTTAAATGTTTCATAGAACATATAACTAGGAGATGCATTGTCATTTAAACTTGATGTTGACTGTTTTAGTGCCATTGATATTACGTCAAATGGAGATATGTTTGGAGCAACAATTCTTTTAACACCATTCGTTGGCTCTATAAAAACTTGTTTCTGACAATTGACTCTATTTAACATATCCTCAACAATATCAGAATATGTTCCGTTTAATGATTCATTAACTCTTGTTCTTTGATTTTTTACCAACTCTGAAGTTGTAAAACTTAATAGATAAACTGATACGTTATTGCCTGCTTCAGTTCTATTTTGTACAGAGTTTATGATGAAAACATTTTTGGTATAATCAATGATGTCTCCCTCTGATTTAAGAGAAGGAGTTTGAATTTTTAGTAAAAAATATTCCTGACCAATGATTGGAGCAAGACCAATAAAACCACCAGAGTCTTGTATCAAAACCTCTCCAGATATAGCATTTCGTTGACAATCTTCAAATAGATTGAGTCCTACTATATTCTGTTTTACATTTATTTCTGCTCCAGAGGATGTTATAATTCTTGCTTCTGCTAAACTAAAATCACCTACAGACCTAATTTCATCAGCCATTATAGCACACTTGCCCCTATAAGATTTTCAAATTCTTCTACAAATTGATCAACATATGCTTGATCAAGCAAACGTATACTACGTAATGTGTCTTGTCTATCTTCTTCGTATTCACGATTTGTTATGAGTGTAGCACCAGCATGACTTGTGTTATCCGAACCAATATCAATCGTTACTGTGGTATCACCAGAGGTTTGTGTTATCTCATAATGGTGTGTACCATCAGGATTACTATACTTGTCATTAATAAAAGCTAAAAACTGTGGTGTAGTCAAAGGCCACTGATGATATCTATCTGTGATACCATTTACATACATGATTATCCAGTGTAGATTAGGATCACCGTAGAGTTTATCTGCTAACATCTCAGGTGTTTCGCCCTCTTTAACATTATAGGTATCAAATAACATTGTATTTGTTCTTACCTTTGATCTAAGAGCAACACGTTTCATTAGATTAGTTACAACTTTAAAATTACCGTCACCAACAGAATCGTATGGTATAAGAGGAAAATTTGCAAAATACATTATTAAAATCCTTCTTTAATATGATCTTGACTCAATACTTCCAACTCAGTAAAATCTAATGTAATTTTACTTTTTTGTGGAGGTGGGCCGGAACCACGCTTACCAGATGTTGGTTCATATGCAGTAAAACGGTCTGCGCCATATTCTACTGAAACATTTGTTAAAAAACACGTTGAAACTTTATTTAGAAAATTGTTTTCTGAACCTCTATACATATATCGTATATCAAATGTGCCAGGGATTTTCATTTCTCTTCTTGTTGTCTTGTTAGCATATTCTGGCATCATATAAAATTTAAAGTGGTATATGATGTCTTCTACTAATCGTGCCTCTTGAACACTTTTAGGTAAAAATGAAAATGAGTACTGAAAGTTTCTTCTACCAACACCCTCAAACATCATCTCCATTCTTGGAGTAATGACGGTTCCACTTGAAAGTTGTTGCAGAGCTTGTGCGCCTGGAGCAATCGTGTCTATAGTAGAATTTAACGTACTTGTTAATGCCTCTTTCCCAACATTACCAGTTGCGGCTTGAAGAACTGCTTTTATTTTAGTTGTAGCGCCATCACCAGCGCCTTTAAATGCATCTATGGCAGCATTAGCAATACCAGCAAGAGCACCAATCTCTTGATCACCATATTTAACATTATAGGTTACTGATACAGAAGGAGGCATATACAATGCAATAGTTGTTTTAAGTCTTTGAGTAGGAAGTTTTTCCATCACAATTGAACGATTTAGTTTACCACCAGCAGAACCAATAGTTGATTTAAGCATATTTTCAATAGGAGGTTCGTAATCTTCTGAGTCCTCAAAAGCTAAATTTTGTTCGGCAATTACTTTTTTTTGTGCTTCTGACAAACCTTTTGCATTTTTATTCTTCGCAACCTTGCCTGGAATTCTTTCATTAATCATAAACATAATATAATGACCCTGTTGTGGATCGCTGTCTACATTTATGGGATATGTTAAAATGTTACTGGACGTTCCTTGATTTGCACCAAATACAGAACCAAGAGAAGAGTTATTACCTTCTCTGTTTAGACCAGCAATATTTCTAATATCATTAGTACCAGCTCTAATTGCTTGATTGGCAGCTCCAGCAATTCCTGCTCTTACTGCACCTGTGATTCCTGTTAATAATGCCATTCTAGGTGTCCTTATAAACTGTTATAAGTATTTATACATTATGTCGTACAAAGGTAAATATACTCCAATTAATCCCCGAAAATATACAGGGAATCCATCTAACATAATTTATCGTTCTCTATGGGAGCGCAAGTTCATGGTATATTGTGATACCAATAACAAAATACTTGAATGGGGCTCTGAAGAAATCATTATACCCTATTTATCTCCTTGGGATGGCAGAGTACATAGATATTTTCCAGACTTCTATATCAAAGTCAAACAATCAAATGGGACACTGAAAAAGTTTATTATAGAGGTCAAACCTAAAAAACAAACTAAACCACCAAAACCTGTAACCCGAAAAACTAAAAGATTCATAAATGAAGTTAAAACGTGGAGTATAAATGAAGCAAAATGGAAATATGCAACAGAGTGGTGTAATAACAATGATATGGAGTTTAAGATATTAACAGAGGATCATCTTAACATTAAGTATAAATAATAGTATGGCACAGAGTAAATATATTCAAAGCGTTTTAGATGATGCTAAAGGTAGGCCCAAATCTACTCAATGGTATAAAGATAAGATCAAGGAGTTTGGTCAGCCTGGAGCTTTGGACTTGATTCGTGATGGTAAGAGAAATAATCGACCATTTTATGGTAAGTTGAATATGTTTTTCTACAATCCAAAATTCAAGAAAAAGTTACCTTACTATGATACCTTTCCTTTAGTGTTGCCTTTAGAAACATATGGTGATGGATTTTTAGGTATAAATTTACATTACCTTCCAATTCCATTACGAATAAGATTACTTGATAGATTGGTAGATTACTCTAATAATACACAATTTGATGAGAGTACACGATTAGTTGTTAATTATAGTAGATTAAAAAAAGTAAGATTAATAAAACCAACCATACACAAATACTTAGCTAGTCAAGTACAGTCACAGTTTCGTAGAATAGATGCAGATGAGTTTACAGTTGCAACTCTTTTACCAGTACAAAGATTTAAGAAAGCAACTGCAAAAGAAGTATGGTCTGATTCTAGGAGTATGGTCTAATGGTTGAAATTCCTAAATTTTTAGAAGGTGCTGCTTTTGGTATTTTAAATGATGTCCTTTCTGGATTTCACGATGATAATGGATATGCACAACCAAATAGATATGAAGTTTTAATTTTACCTCCTGCCAAACTTGGTGGTGGAAACCAAACTAATATATTTTCTGGTTTGGAAAGACAAGGTGATACAAGAAATATATCTTTACGAGCCCAAAGTGTTAATCTGCCAGGCAGAAACTTAGCAACATCTAGTGATACCAACATATATGGCCCAGAGAGAGAAGTTGTGGAAGGTGTTACCTATGCAGAAGAAATATCTATAGAATTTCAAGCAAGTTCACAATTATCAGAAAGAGTATTTTTTGAGAATTGGCAAAGACAAGCGTTCAATGAAACAACTTGGAATATTGGATACTATAATGACTACATTGGTGAAATACAAATATTTGTTTTAGATAAACAAGACAAAAGAAGATATGGCATCAAACTGTGGGAAGTTTTTCCAAAGACTATAGGTGCAAATTCGTTAGCATATGATGCCAACGATACGTTGATGTTAACATCTGTAAATTTTAGTTTTAGATACTGGACTAGTTTAGATCAAAACCAAAATCCAGGCACTAATATCTTTGATAGAGCTCTTGAAACTGTGATTAATACAGCAGAGAGAAATATAAGTAGGAATATTCCTAGAGTACTGAATAGATTATAATAAAGGATGAAATTTTATGGCGTTACCTAAACTTGAAACGCCAGTTTATGAACTTGAACAACCATCAACTGGCGAAACGATTAAATATAGACCCTTCTTGGTCAAAGAACAAAAAACACT